TCAGACAGTCTATCTTTAAGATAGATAGGTTTACAGTCTACTCCCTCCATGAAATGCGCACCACAGCTCTCCCTAAAATTGCTTGCGAAGTGTGATTTCTTCACATTTAGGGTAAAGCCGTAAAACGCACTCATTTCGGAAAAGAGCGCAAGGCATCTAATAGGGATAATAACATCATCCCCATAGACAGACACGAGGGGACCAGATGCGTTAATCTGGGGCTCGTGTAAATACTCGGCGCAGCAGCAAGCTACTGCGTAGAATATCAGAGACTCTAACGGGAAAGTAAACCCGTTACCCATGGAGGAGAATTTCTTCCACTCCAAAAGAGTCCCGCCCTGCATGCCGAATCGAGATCTAGCACTATCCATCACGGAAAACCACCGCCAGGGCAAAAGAGCCTCGACAGTGCCGCGAGAGATAGAGTCGCTTGCAGAGGAGAAATCAAGTGTTGCCGTCTGGGAGTCGTTAGACCCCCGGAAAGCAGCATCCTGGTTGATCTCCTGCTTGCGCAGATTGATCCCGAACCTTAAAAGACGTTTACGAACCATCTCGCCAATTGCCAACTGGAACCAGAGATTTAACCCTGGCTCTATGGCTATGACCCGATTGGCCTTAGCGTCTTTAGGTACAGTAATGACCTTATTACCAACCTCAAACTTAGGAAAGGAGTTATTTAAGCTACCTCCCCCAGTTCTCAGATGCGCCGCCCAAGTCGGATAATTCACCGGCCAGGTTTCGCGGGGTAACAGGTCAAAGAGGTCACGCGTTATCCCAGTTTCGCACTGGAACTTATTGAAAGAACTAGCGTCCCTCCTCTTTATCAGAGTAGAGGCACCAGGACCCCAATTGGCATCACTGATCATCTCCTCAGCATCAAACTCGCCTAGGACCTGAGCAATTTTACGCCGGACTGCATTATGCAGCCAAACGACATGACCCTTAAATAAGGGGTCACAGCCGAGATCCTTAAAACGAGTGTTTGTTTGCCCACACAAGTCTTCAAATTCTGAAAACTTGATCCAAGCCGCTTCATCTAAGCCAATATTTAGGGTTAACCCCTTATATTTTGACAAAAGATTCGTTGCGGCGTAGGCAGCCCTAAACTCTGGCACAGCATTATATGCCAACGGGTCGCACTCAAGCTTAGCGATCTGCGCATACTCTCCATTTCGGAAGAGAATGTCGACCGCCAGAGCTCGAGGGCAA